AGTGGCGATATTATCGGGGTCAATGGAACATCAAATCCATGCCATATTGGACAGATTACTGCCGCGCAAAACGGAACAATTATTGCAGGTAGTATGGAGTGTTTCGAGGCCCCTACTGGCGGCGACCCTGATATTAATGTCCACTCTGCGACTGAAGGTACAGGTGTTGAGGATGGTGCTATTTCTAGCTTGACAGAGACTTTGTTAGTCAACTCAGGTGATGCGACTTTAGGCAGTAAGGTATTTTTTACGGCCTTCCCTGCCGCAGATGAGTTCTTATATCTGACTCTAGGTGCAACTACTGATGCAGATTACACAGCAGGTAAGTTACTGATCACTTTGATCGGTACTGCGTAGGGAGAGTTGTCATGGCTTCTGATGTAAATGTAAAGCTCATCAGCGATGAAAATGCGTCAGATGATGATCGCATTGTTACTGCCGCCCGACCCAACACGACAGCGACGTTGGCCAACACCACCTTCGCAGGTGGTGGAGCCAGAAACATTATTGTCACTACCACCGGAACTGGTGATAACGGAAAAACAACTACTATTACAGGCACTGATGTATTTGGTGACACGTTGACTGAAACGATCACATCAACAGGCAGTGCGGAAGCAGTGGCTGGGACAAAGTTGTTTCTGACTGTTTCTTCTGTGGTTTGTTCGGCGCAATACGCGGCTAACATCAAAGTTGGCTCAGGCACTCTCTGTGCGGAGGCAGTCCGGGGATCAATGAGACTCCGACTGAAAGGATTGTCTGTCGTTTCAGGTGGCTCTGTGGGGAATGTCGATTACTTCAACGGAACGCCCGAAGCAGGTTCGTCTTTATTTCAGTCACGAACTATTGGAACAGATAACACCACAGTGGACAGAACAATCCCGGCTGACGGTGTGTTGTTTAAAAGCGGCATGAGTGTGAAGTACACAGTCGGCACAATTGATAAAGTGACAGTGTTTTTTACATGACGATTAAGTATCGGGGAGAAACATTCTCTGGTTACAACAAAGCCAAGAGGACGCCGAATCACCCCAAAAAAAGTCATGCCGTTCTTGCTAAAGAGGGCGACAAGGTCAAATTGATTAGATTTGGTCAACAGGGGGTGAGAGGTGCTGGTAAGAGTCCGAAGAGCGCGAAGGATAAGGCGAGGAAGAAATCGTATTACGCTCGCCATGGCCCTGCACCGAAAACAAAACTATCAGCAAAATATTGGTCACATAAGGTTAAGTGGTGATGAAAGGACGAAGTAACAGACAGGTAGCGAAAGTTGCTCGCAAACTTGAGAAAGCAAGCAAGGCTCATGCTAAACAGGCAAAGACCTTAAAGAAAGTTGCAAAGATGAAAGTGGGCGGTAGAGCAGTATTGGGCACGCTGAGTCCATTATACGGCGCGGCCACTGGTCAAGGCTTATTCGGAGAGGTTGGCCAATTGGGCCTTGCCGGTCAGTTAGGTAAAGCGTTTCGTCGCCGCAAAGAAAAAGAAGAAGAGGCCATGCAGAACCCTCGCAACGTGCAGGTTGACGAAAAGGGTAGGCCAATCGCTAACCCTGCTCCAAGAGCCGCGCAACTTGCGTTAGCAAAACGTTTTAAGGGCGGTGGAGTAACTAAAACAGGACGCAAAAAACCAAATCCAAAAATGGCAGGGGTTGGTGGCTTGCCAGATTACCAAGCCCCGAAAAAACCCATGAGTGTATCTGATGCATTTGGGATGGCAGGAGATATTGCGAGGAGAGAAAAAGGATTTGCTCAACCCAAGGTGGAAGCGACCGCAACATCTCAAAGAGACCGTAGGGCGTTGGATGGATTAGCACAACGCGGCATGACGAAAGGCACTATGAAATAATGAGTATCAGTCGGTCGCAAATGACGAAGCAGTTGACGGGGGGTCGTATGATTGATGAGCCTAAAAAAACGTACCGAATAGACTCGACCGGTGATGATCAGAAGGACATGATGGAGGTCAGGGCAAAGCAAGAAAGGCTGGCACCAGACCGATCCTTTGTCGCGAAAATGTCCAGTGGCGGTAAAGCTAAGAGGTCTAAAAGCAGAGTTAACGAAGCTGGTAACTACACCAAGCCGGGTATGAGAAAGCGTTTATTCAATCGTATCAAGGCTGGAGGAAAGGGCGGTAGTCCCGGTCAATGGAGTGCAAGAAAAGCACAAATGCTCGCCTCTGCGTATAAAAAAGCTGGCGGAGGTTACAAGAACTGATGGCGTTAAAAAAATCGCAACAATCTTTAAAAAACTGGACAGATCAGAAGTGGCGTACCAAGTCAGGGAAGCCATCGACCCAAGGTAAAAAAGCAACGGGCGAAAGGTATTTGCCTGAAAAAGCAATCAAGGCACTGTCTGATAAAGAGTATGCGGCCACCACTCGCGCTAAAAGAAAGGCAACGAAGGCAGGGAAGCAGTTCGCTAAACAACCGAAACGGATTGCGAAAAAGACTTCTAAGTACAGGTAGATAATTTATGGCTGTCATCACACCAGACTTACCAGAACTTTTTGAAGAGGCTTATGAGAGAGCAGGCTTAGAGATGAGGTCTGGGTACGATCTGAAGACAGCGAGAAGATCCTTGAACCTGATTACTCTGGAGTGGCAAAACAGGGGGCTAAATCTTTGGACGATAGAGTCGGGTACGATATCTCTTACGTCAGGCACTGCCACCTACACTTTCCCTACAGGCACTATTGATGTTTTAGAGATGTCCTTGAGAACAGGTTCTGGCACGAATCAGATCGATTCCAACATCCAAAGAATCAGTGTATCAACATATTCACAACAGACTAACAAGAACACAACGGGTCGCCCAACGCAGGGATTTGTTCGCCGCTTGGCAACATCCACGACGGTCACCCTGTGGCCAGTGCCTGACTCAGCCGATACATATACTTTGGCCCATTTTTATCTCAGAGGTATGGATAGCATCAATTCAGGTATTACGGGTAATGCCGATGTCCCGCCAAGATTTGTACCTTGCTTGGTTTCTGGTTTGGCTTATTACATAGCAATGAAAAGACCAGAGGTTGCTGACAGAGTGTCTGCGCTAAAGCAGGAATATGAGTTCCAGTTTCAACTGGCGGCAGGAGAGGACCAAGAGTCTGCTTCTATTCGATTCATTCCATTCGGCACATTCTATGGTGGTTCATAATGCCAACTTACGCTAAGGCTTCAAAGGCTTTTGGATTTTGTGACAAGACTGGCTTTCGGTACAAGCTGAGTGATCTAGTCTATGAATACAAAGACGGAACCAGAACAGGATTCCGTGTTGGTCGTGATGTCATGGACCCTGATCAACCGCAAAACTTTCTGGGCCGTGTTCGGATTAATGATCCGCAAGCGTTGAGAGACCCGAGGCCAGATAGATTTTCTCAGGGTTTTAACTTTAGTTATCCAGCGTTAAACGCAGAAACACTAGAACCTTTCAGTGGACCTCCCGGGTTGACTGCATCATTAGGCACGGTCACAGTGACCACAACATAGCTTTCTATAGGAGAAGGAACATGCCTTTACGAATAAAAGTGGCGGATAAAAAAACGCCAACCGGAAGGAAACGCCCCCAAGCTAAGTCAGCAGGTAAACCCGTTGCACCAAGAACTGGTAAGCCTAGACAGGGTATATTAGGTGCCGGAGCAGGCACTAAAGGTCGTCGGGCTAAACCATTCACAGGTCAGTCAACACGGAGGACGGTCGGCGGTAAAGACGTCTTTGACCGAATGTTCGACAGCGAAGGTCAAGCTAGGGCTAAACCGACTCCAAAAAGCAAAAGAAAAGCTCCAGCAAAGACAGCGGCAAAATCAAAGACTGGCTCTTTTAAGAAAAGCGGGCAAGCTGTTATGGCCGCCAAAGGAAGAACAAGTCCCGTTGGTGGTCGTCCATCCACTAAAACAGCGGCAACCTATAAGGTGAAGTCTGGAGATACGCTTTCAGAAATCGCAAAGAAGCGCGGCACGACTATTAAAAAAATGATGGCCGCTAATCCATCAATCAAGAATGCCAATCAAATCAAAACAGGCCAGACCCTCAAGGTGCCTGCGGCTGGTAAGAAAGCATCAAGCCCTTACACTGGATTGACAGCCGGACAAATAAAGACTGGGGCTAGGAAAGCCCAACGCGGCGGCATGATGATGATGAAGAAAACCAAGGGTATGTCGAAAGGCGGAAAAATGCCCATGGCTAAAGATCCAGACACCGGCAAAATGGTTCCAGCTTTTGCTGTCGATGGCAAAGGCAAGATGAAGGCAGGCGGCATGATGAAGAAAGCAAAAGGTATGGCGAGAGGCGGCGCGACTAAGAAGACGAAAGGTATGGCTGTCGGTGGGGCAATGAAGAAAACAAAGGGCATGGCTAAAGGTGGTGCCATGAAGAAGACCAAGGGCATGGCCAGAGGTGGTGCCATGAAGAAAACGAAAGGCATGGCCAGAGGTGGAATGATGAAAAAGACCAAGGGTATGGCTAGAGGTGGAATGATGAAAGGAACTAAGGGATACTCCAGAGGTGGAGTGGCTCGCGGTATGGGCGCGGCTACGAAGGGAGGAAAATTCACTAGAGGTGGCTAATGCCTTACTTAGTTTCTAATTGCCCGCAATTTAAATGTTGGGTGCGGAGAGAGTTTACTAGTAATCATCAACGCTATCACGGAGAGTTTATTCACGCCATAGCGTTTGCAGTTAACACAATACCTGATAGATCTTTGACGTTTCAGGTGGTGTTTACGGGCTGTGAGATAGATGATGAAAATTCGCCTATAGGTGAAAACATACACGGGGGTGCGATGTGGGCGCGTCTACCAATACAGTCTTTGATAGCGGATATTCCGTTAGAGGAGTGGCCAGAAAGGATGGAAGATCATATAGCCCAACCTTGGGATTGCATGTCTCGGCATCACGAGACCGTGGTGTTTGACAGGGTAAGCTCTAGCCCATGGCTGGCAAAGATCAACCATGAGTTTTTTGAGGCGAGATATATGTTTACAGTGGATTATACAGATCATGAGATCGCTGATTCAGCAGATCAGCATAAACAGTCTCATGTCCTGTATATCACTGAAGAAGGCGAATGGCAGGGCAATATTGTAGCTCTTCCAAATAATCGAGTGCGGGCAACAAGTCCGGCTTTGTGGAGAACAGGAGAGGGCGCACCCGATTTTGCTCCGAGTCAACATCTGCACTCAGCCGAGGGACACTCGAGTTACATGGACCCATCGATAACCTTCGATAACTTATATCAGGATTGATATGAATTACACGGAACTGACACAGGCTATTAAGGATTACACTGAAAACACAGAGACAACATTTGTTTCTCAGATCCCCACGTTTGTCCGTCAGGCAGAAGAGCGTATCAATCGGTCTGTTTTAGTGCCGGAGTTGCGTAAGAACGTAAATGCTAACATGACAGCCAGTGACAGATTTCTGGCTGTGCCTACTGATTTTCTGGCTGTATTTTCTTTAGCGGTTATCGATGGTAGTAGTAACTATCATTTTATATTGCCGAAAGATGTCAACTTCATAAGAGAGGCGTTCCCTGCGATTGCAACGACTGGACAGCCGAAGTTTTACGCTATTTTTGATGCGTCTAATTTTATTCTAGGTCCTACTCCCGATACGAATTACTCGATCCAACTTCACTATTATTATGATCCAAACTCCATAGTGACAGCGTCAACAAGCTGGTTCGGAGACAATGCTGAAAGTGCGTTGCTGTACGGCAGTTTATTGGAAGCGTATACGTTTATGAAAGGTGAACAGGATGTCATCGCTATGTATCAAGGGAGATACGAAGAGGCGATATCTCAACTGTACAACTTAGGAAAAGGCTTGAATCGCGCAGATAGTTATCGCAACGGGGAATCTAGGGTGACAGCAAGATGATCGACGGCATGAGCATGGATCTTGGACCGGCATTTAAAGTTGAAATACAAACGACTGATAACAGAGGGCAGACTCCCGAAGAAGTTACAGCCCGATGTGTTAATAAAATTATCAGCATATCTGATCACGCCACGCCAGAGGTGAGAGAGCAAGCTCATGCTTTTCGTAAAAATCTTGAAAAAATCATTGTTTTGTATATGAAACAGGCAATTCGTTCAGATCGAACGACTGTGTATAATGCGATTAAAGATTCAGGCCATGACAAGTTGGCTGAATACATAAGGAGACTGTGATGGCTTTTAGTGGAAACTTTTTATGTAGTTCCTTTAAACAAGAGTTGTTGGAGGGAAAACATAACTTTTTAGCGAGCGGTGGCAACACTTTTAATCTTGCTTTGTATACCAACAGCGCAAGTTTTACCGCCGCTACAACAGCGTATACGACCAGTAACGAAGTAAGTGGTACAAATTACACCGCAAAAGGACAGGCGTTGAACCCTGTCGATCCTACATTGAGTGGCACAACTGCTCTTGTTGATTTTGCAGACGAGGTGTTTTCAAACGTAACCATCTCCGCTGTACGGGGCGGGTTGATCTTCAACGACAGTGCAAGTGGTGATCCAACTGTAGCTGTTTTAGATTTCGGTGGAGACAAAGCGGCAAGTTCTGGCGATTTTACAATTGTATTTCCTACAGCGGATGCGAGTAACGCAATAATCAGGATTGCCTGATGACCAGCGTAGTCGTCTCGCTCGGAGTAGGGTGGAACTCTTCCACCACAGGGTGGGGTGAAGGCGGCTGGGGCGAAGACGTAGCGATTGGAACCAATGCTACGGCATCTGTCGGGTCGGTAACAGCTAGCATTGGGGCTGATGTTACCGTAAGTGGCCTAGGAGCCACAGCTAGTTTAGGGATAGTTTTTGAAACACAGAATGGTGTTTCTGGTACAGCAACTCTGGGGAGTTTCTTTACCACAAACACAATAGGTCAAATAACATCATCGATAGGTACGAGTAGCGTAACGGGCGATGCAAATATCACAGTAACAGGGCTATCAGCTACAGCTTCAATCTCTCCCCGTAGTGTTTTAGTATGGTCACAAATAATACCTTCGCCGGGGACAACATATACAGCGATAACCCCTGCGCCGGGAACAACATACACAGAGATATCGATAAGGTGATTTAGATGGCTAGTACCTTTGTAAACGATCTTCGATTAGAGGAGATGGCAACTGGCGAAAACTCAGGAACTTGGGGTACGAAGACAAACGCCAACCTTGAGTTGATTGGTGAGGCATTGGGCTTTGGCACAGAAGCGATCACCACAAACGCCGACACACACACCAGTACAATCGCAGATGGATCGACAGATCCAGTTCGTGCGATGTTTGTTCCCC